GTTTCCAAGACCCATATAGACTACGTCAGAGTTTCTCAACTAGCACTATTGACCGTTACTGGGAATTCTTCAACGCTGTCGAAACAGTTCCTGGTCAGTCTGATTATGTTCGACTAAACGGTAACACTTCTGCTAATGATGAACTTCACGTGGTTGTCGTGGATGACGGCGGTTCGTTCACTGGTACTCCAGGAACTATCCTTGAAGTCTACAAGTCTGTTTCTCGCGCTACTGACGCAAAGAATAACGATGGTTCTACCAACTACTATAAGGACGTTATCAACGATGCTTCTCAGTACATCTGGTGGGCTAATGACAGAGCAAATGCTGACTCTAACAATGCGATTAATGTAGCTTCTGCTACTACTTCGGCTCCAGCCAATATGAAGTTGAGACTCGGTTCTGATGGTTTGTCTGAAGAAAACGCAACTCTAAGCGTACTTGGTGCTGCTTATGATTTGTTTGTTTCTCCTGAAGACATTGACATCTCTCTAGTTATGCAGGGTAAGCCAATCGGCGGTACTACTGTTGTTGGTGGTGAAACAATCTCTAACTATCAGCTAGCAAACTACATTATAGACAATATCTGTGAAGTTCGTAAGGATTGCGTCGCGCTTATTTCTCCAGACAAGTCCAAGGTTCTAAACAACATTGGTGGTGAAGCTCTAAGTTTGAAGAATTGGAGAGGCGCTGTTCGTAACACATCATACGCTGTGCTTGACTCTGGTTATAAGTACCAGTACGATCGCTACAACGATATCTACCGTTGGGTTCCTCTAAACGGTGACATCGCTGGTCTATGCGTACGTACAGATAATACCAATGACGCTTGGTGGTCTCCTGCTGGTTTCAACCGTGGTAACGTAAAGAATGTTGTAAAGCTTGCTTGGAATCCTCGCAAGTCTGAGCGTGATGTTCTTTATAGCAACGGTGTAAACCCAGTCGTAACATTCCCAGGTCAGGGTACTGTGTTGTTCGGTGATAAGACTCTTCAGGCAAAGCCTTCTGCGTTCGACAGAATTAACGTTCGTAGATTGTTCATTGTTCTTGAAAAGGCTATCTCTACTGCCGCTAAGTTCTCTCTATTCGAGTTCAACGATGCGTTCACTAGAGCACAGTTCAAGAACCTTGTGACTCCTTACCTACGTAACATTCAGGGTCGTCGTGGTATTACTGACTTCTTGGTAGTTTGTGACGAAACTAACAATACTGCGCAGGTTATTGACTCCAACCAGTTTGTGGGTGACATCTATATCAAGCCAGCAAGAAGCATCAACTTTATCCAGTTGAACTTTGTGGCTGTTGGAACTGGCGTTCAATTCTCCGAAGTTGTCGGCAAGTTCTAATAAATAGATAAAAGCTCAAAAGGAGTAAAAACAAAATGCCATTTAATGTAAGCGCATTCAAATCAAACGGTCTGGTGTACGGTGGCGCCAGACCATCACTATTCAACGTTTTCATGTCCGCGCCTCCAGGTATTGGTATTGATAACGTTTCAGTAGACAAGTTCCGCTTTGTTTGTAAAACTGCCGAATTGCCAGCTTCTGACGTAGCGCAGATCGAAGTTCCTTACTTCGGTCGCCGTATCAAGGTTGCTGGTGAGCGTGCTTTCGCCGACTGGGCTGTAACAGTAATGAACGACGAAGATTTCTCTGTTCGTGCTATGTTCGAAACTTGGTCAAACGCAATCAACCGTTTGGTTTCAAACGTTCGTGATCCAGCTATTGCAACTGAAAACTACAAGGTTGACCTTGATGTCATTCAGTACGGTAAGGACGGTACTACAATCAGAGCCTATCAGTTGATCGGTGCATTCCCAACACAGATTGGTTCTATCGCTCTTAACTGGGAATCAGCAAACGCAATCGAAGAGTTTGGTGTTAACTTTGCTTATGATTATTGGGTTCCACTCGTGGAAACTTCTGATAAGAAGGCTGGTGGCGTTAATGCTTATGGCGCTCTAGCGACCCAAGACGGCGTTAACGGACCTAACTAAGTAACATAATGGCGGGGGAGCTTAGACTCCCCCTTTTTGGAGATCTGTATGGCAGAACTTTTTGGTTTTGAATTTAAAAGAAAACAGCAACCACCGGAATTACCTTCTTTTGCACCAACAAAAGAATCAGATGACGGTGCAGTAGTAGTTGCATCTGGTGGTTCTTATGGCACTTATGTTGACCTTGACGGCACAGTCAGATCTGAAGCTGAGTTAGTAAGTAAATATCGAGACATGGCTTTGGTGCCAGAGTGCGATTCAGCTATCGACGAAATTGTAAACGAATCGATAGCTATCGACGATAAAAACCTAATCAAAATTGTTTTAGATGATTTAAGAGTCTCTGAACAACTAAAAAAAGTTATCAGAGAAGAGTTTGATAACTGTTTGAAGATTATTGAGTTCAACAAATTTGCTTATGAAATATATCGCCGTTGGTACATTGATGGGCGTTTATACTATCATGTTGTAATCGACGAGAAAAATCCTAAAGACGGTATTAAAGAATTAAGATACGTTGATCCACGCAAGATCCGTAAAGTTCGTGAAGTTCAAAAGAAACGTGCTGGCCAAAACATTCCTGAGCCTATCGTAACCAAAGTTGTCAACGAATACTATATCTTCAATGACAAAGGTTTCAATTACGGCAACAAAGCAGTTGGTGCTACTAATACCAACGGATTAAAAATTTCCAAAGATTCTATCATTCACGTGGTATCAGGTTTAACTGATAACCAAGGATCTATGGTACTTTCTTATCTACACAAGGGCATTAAGGCACTTAACCAGCTGAGCACTCTTGAAGATGCATTGGTTATTTACCGCCTCGCGCGTGCGCCCGAGCGCAGAATTTGGTACATCGACGTTGGCAACTTACCAAAGATGAAGGCTGAGCAGTACGTTCGTGATATCATGGTCAAGCACAAGAACCGCTTGATCTATGACGCTGCTACTGGACAAGTTCGTGACGACCGTAAGTTCATGACGATGCTTGAAGATTACTGGCTACCTCGTCGTGAAGGTGGTCGTGGTACTGAAGTTACAACACTTCCTGGTGGACAAAACCTTGGCCAGATGGACGACGTACTATACTTCCAAAAGAAATTCCTACAAACTCTTAACGTTCCGGTCAGCCGTCTAAACTCAGACGCTCTATTTTCGATCGGTCGTGCTACAGAAATTACACGCGACGAACTTAAATTCGAACGTTTCATTACTCGTTTGAGATCACGTTTCTCACATCTATTCGTTAAGATGCTAGAGAAGCAGTTGGTTTTGAAGGGTATAACTACTATCGACGATTGGCAGTCTTTGCAAGGTCAAATTCGTTTTGAGTTTGCCAAGGACAATTACTTTGCTGAGCTTAAGAAAGCAGAAATCCTTCAGAATAGAATTTCTCAAACTCGTGACCTTCAGGATATGGCTGGCAAGTACGTTTCCCACAATTGGATTCGTAAAAATGTTATGCAGCAGTCTGATGAAGACATTGAAATGCAAGACGCTATGATCAACGCCGAAAATCAAACTGGTGATCCTCGTTGGGTCAACCCGCTCATTACTCAAAATGAGCAAATGATACAGCAAGAACAGGGCGGACAAGATCAGGGCGGTGGCGATCAGCCAGAGGACGATGAAACAAGACAAAAAATGGAACAAGTTCGCCAAGCTATGATTCTTGTTAAAACAATGAAAGAAAAAGGCGTAGAAAATAGAACAACTCAGGAACAGTCGCAATATAAAGCTGCAGTACAGTTAATTGCTAAGAACCCTGATATCGTTCAACGTCTTGGTACAGCACAATAAAAGAGGTGAATATAAATGGATAATAAATATGATGTAACAGATTTAGTTGTTTCAGCAATTGAACAAAAACCACTAGATTTTGAAACGGCTTTTAACGATTTGATTGTAGACAGACTTCGTGATGCCGTAGAAAATAAAAAAGTTGAGATCGCTCAACAAATGTATGGTTATGAGCCTGAAGTTGAACCTGAGGAATATGATGATGCTGAAACAGAAGAAAACGAAGAAGAAATTCCAGAGGAAGAAGTAAATGGCGAAGAGTCTGAATGACGTTTTAAAGCTTCATAGCGATGCACTTGCAGGTAAGAGAAGTTCTACCACAACTGCATTGACTACTGGAGAA